GCATTTCTGCTAATTCTCCTTTTAATGTTACTAATTGTTCAAATTTTCGGTTTAAATAACTAGCATCTACCACATTTGCTTCAAAAGTAATATTCGAAGTCATAGGACTGAATGATTCCACTTTCTCCGTATCTGTCTCAGTATCCGTCTCAGTATCTGTCTCATTTAAGTTATAAAACAAAATGAAAAATAGAATGCTGCTTATAAATAATAACACATATTGGTTCATTGTTTTCGTATATAATAAAGATACAAAAACAATTAGATATTATAATTAAAATTATTTGGTATAAGTGAAACACCCGTAGATCCTGTTTGTCCGGAAGAACCATTTTTACCAATATCACCTTGTATTCCACTAACCCCTTGTATTCCGAGTTCACCTTGTTCGCCTGTCGGTAAAATCATTTCTAAATATTGTGTAGGCATTTCCCCAAATGGGACAACTTTATTTTTAACACTTACTGTACCCATCATTCCAGGCGTGGCATCAATAATATTGTCCGGATTTATTTCTAATATGTTCGGCATATTTTTTAATTTATTTTTCAAATCGTTCAACTTTTTATTCAATCCATCTATATGATTTGAAGATTTTTCAAACCAATCATCTACCATTACGCCGATAACTTTATCATTTGTCGAACTGATAGGTCGTTCGGGATCACATGGTTTAGCCATTGCCTCATCCTCCTTTTTTTGCCATACATTGAACATGTCAATCCATTTGTTACAGGAATCATTTGCTGTTGTCAATACCGTCTTATTTGTAGTCAATGTATTCCCAGGTACACTATTAGAAACATCAGTCCATAATTGCATGAGTTTATCTGTTCCATATTCATACACTTGAGACATTTCATATGCTTTGCTACAATTATTAATAGCACTATTATATTCATTAGATACACAATTTGGAACTCCGTTACTATCTACACTTATTGATGTATTTGGATTACTACATTTATTGTATTGTTGTGGAATTGCATTATTATAAGCGTTTAATGTATTTTCAATATCATTTTTTCTTGACGACGCATAATTCGAATTATAAGTAGAACGGTTGTCCATAGGATTCCAATCATACATTTTATTTACTGTACCATCTCGACCCGTTGCTAAACTAAATTGCGGAAAATCAGATGTATTTTTAATACTTCCTAATACTTCGCTATTTGATTGCATCATTTGTGTTGTTTCTGACGATTTTTTTTGCGTTTCTATTTTTTCTTGTAAACCACAACTGTTCATTCCATTTTGATCTACTAATGTATACGGATTTGAACAATTATTAAAGACTGTGGTGGGTATTGAATTTCGAATTCCTTGTACTTGTGATTTTAAATTATTCAGTTGACTTGCGTAATTATTGTTTACGTTTACATCCCAAAAATATTGGTTTCCCCTCTGCACACATCGTCTCCAAAATAACCAACTACTCTTCCACCTTGTGCAATATTGATATGATCCTCGATTCGCACTAATTTTATATGCGGGCATTGTATTTGTTATGGTATTTATTTCATTTAACCAACCTTGATAAGTATTTGATGGTAAATAAGGCGAGGCAGCGATCAACTCTTGTACACACGCACCACACAATGATAATAATTGTCTACGAATTGCGTTCGAATTATTATTATTATTCTTATATGTACTGCTTAAAGATGTCCAACCACATGCCCACTGTCTTCCGCCGCAATTTTGTCTTCCCATATAATTATTACGTATATACAATTATATGATTTTATTTTCTATAATTACCTTTAATACCATAATACCCAGATATACCAGGTTGTCCTTGAATATTATTCGGTAATCCGTATGAACCTTGCTCTCCTTGAACTCCCTGTAACCCTTGTATGCCTTGTCTCGCTGGCCATAAATGAAAATCTAATACAACATTTTCAACTGTTCCATCAATATCAATATATGGAAGTTGTCCTGGTTGTAAATCGAATTTTATTTCGGGATTTGCCGAAAAAGAAATATTAATACGTGATTCTAAATCGCTAATTTGTTTCTCTAAAGATGCGATTTTTCGGGTTTGATCGGCAATCTGTTTTTGTATTCCGGTTAATCTTCCAGATGTTTGCGAAGGCATAATTGGCGGCGGACATGTCAAATTTTTAATACGTTGAACTATACTTGCTGGCATTTCTTTTGGGGTTTCTAAACTTCCAATCTTTGACATATTTTATAGTAATGTTATTATAAAATATGACTTCATAATTATTTTGGACATGAACCAAATGGACCGTTTTTCCCCTGTTTACCTTCTGGACCGGTTTGTCCCATGCCACCTATCTCACCTTGTTCACCTTTTTCCCCCGGAATTCCTGGCAACGGTGGTGGAAAATAAAAAGATAATTTTACATTTCCAGGAAAACTACCACCAATATTCATGTTAATATCGTCATTTGGATTTGTACCGGTTACTATTTGACCTAATTGAAATTGAAAATTATTATAATTATAATTCAATGCGTTATATTGTTGCTTTAACATATCGATTTTACTGTCTAGTAGATTATAATTAATTTTATTGGCAGTTAAATAAGTACTCTTACTGTAAATATCTGTCGTTTTTTCATTATTTTCTTTTCCTAGCAATAAGGAATCTTTTTCGTCTTTATCGGGATCAGTTATAGTAACTGGTTCAGAAACCAAAGATTCAATCGTTTTAGATTTTACTAAATATAATACCATGATGATAATTAGTGAAATAAAAAAATAAGTATACATTAATATAAATATGTATGTTATTTTATCATTACGATAATAATTAACATTTATCACAATCTTTTCCCCAAGGACCTTGTTGACCTGGTTCTCCTATCTTTCCAGTTTCTCCAATTTCACCCGTTTCGCCCTTTTCACCTTGTATGCCAGAGGGTCCCTGTTTACCACGAGGTAGTGTAGCATATAATTGCCATTTACTTGTCGGTGCAATAGTATTTGTAATTGGGTCTAATTCTTGTATTGTCGACGTTTTGATTTCGATTTTAACATCTTCTAAATTATCTGTTTGATTTACGGATTGTATTGAAATATCTCCAATACTTCGAGGTACGATCGAATTTATTTCATCGATTAATTTTTGACAATCATTAATTTGCGCATCCACATTATCCAAATTTCTATCATTTGTTATTGAAGAAATATTACTAGTTATTCCTTTATTTTCGTTGTATGCGTCGCGTTCATTCGGTTGAGGTGCCGACTCAACTTTAGAAAATAATGCCGACTCTTTTACTGGAAAAAAATAATCTTGATTACAATAAATAAATACTATGAAAACTATGACTAAAAGAACAATGTAAATTAACTTTTCGTTCCAAATCATTATATATAATAATACAATAATATATATAAAAATACTTCATATATATATTTATTCAATATGCCCGATAAATCAACGTTGTTGAAAACATTTAATACTCAATTCTTTTCCTTTCTAGATGATATTAAAACAATTTATCCCGAAAATAAAGAAATCGCAAAAGGTAAGAAATCTTTTGAAATGATTAAAATGGCAAGTCCGTCTATTATTATTAAAATATGGTACACTCATGTATATGAGCATTATAAAGAAGAGATTAACAGTGGTAATGTTGACTATTTCATCGATAAGGATTATGCGGATGATTTATCTGAAATAGCAAATGCTCACGAAGTCGTTCGTATTATCGAAATTATTAAAGAACCTATCCGTCATATGGATGAAAAAAACAAACAGCATACAAGCAAATATTTACAAGTATTAAGTAAACTTTCGGAACTATACAATTCCGCATAATACAAAAACGAGTATATTGTGTTTTACTAAGTAAAACATAATAATGCCTCCTGCGCGAATCGAACACGCGATCTTCAGTTTACAAGACTGACGCTTTACCACTAAGCTAAAAAGGCAGGTCCCCCCTCACCCATAGTAATTTAAACCATACAATTACTTCCATCCTCATAACAAGGAACATTATGTAATGTCCAATTGCCGGGTATAGCATAAGCACATGTTTTTTCAATACCTAATTGATTTTCACCTAATACTAAACGCATAAATCCGAGTTCTCCCCAATATGATCCCCATGAATTACGAATTATCCAATATTGTTTATCTATAGTTTCATCATATCCCCATCCTACTACTGAAATAATATGATTTATTGTTTTTAACTTTTTAGGAACATCTAGAATACCGCCGTTATAATCATCAATTTCGGCAGCATTAATACCACAAGCAATAGGTCCATTCTTATATATTTCTGCCATCATATTATCACTATCGCGAACTGCTCCATAACTTGCTACTGTAGCGTTCGGATAATGTAAAATAGGATTACATACACCTCCACGATTACTAAATGTATCACATGTTTTACATATATTATTCGGAGTACATTCAAATTGTTGCTTGTCTTTACATGCTTCCTCCTTTGAATCAGAACTACATGCTTGATAAACCATACAATCCTCATAAGGAATTGATCCGTACTCATGAATTGCTTTATATGTTGCCAAATGATCTCCACCGTTACACGAACCACCCATTTGACAATTTAAAATAAATTGAATACTTAGATTTATATCAGGCCACGCTGCCTTTCTCATTATCTTTATTCTATCTGCTAAAGAACTAACACTACCATGAGCCCAACAACTTCCACAATATACAGGTATATGTTGATTTAAATTTTTCGTTAAATAATTCACACCCTCTACATTCGACCATGTGAATGATTGAGGCAATTGAATATCCATATTATGGGTTACTTGATATGATTCCATATCAATTGTAGGTATATATTCATTCATTCTAGCAGTAATGCCAGTCATAATAAATAAAAGTGATGATAAAAACATTATATAGTATCATACTACATTTTTTTTATATAATTATACCTATATGATATTTACACCGCAATTTCTTCGACATTCACATAAAATATACAACAATTCACCAGGGGGTTTTTTCATCATATATTGATACACTAATGATTTTGTTACTCTTATTCGCGAAGTGCGCAAAGACGGAATATATAATTCTCGATGTATATCATTTACATAAGGAAAATACTTTTCATTCATTCTTCCACTCGTTGAATTTTTCCAAACATATTTTACTAAATAGGCCGCATGTAATTCTTCAATATAATCTTGAAATAATTCTTGAAATTTTCTAAAGGTTCGCCTAAATTGTGGGAAATAGCATAAATAATCCTTTACTAAATTTTTCTTATGTAAACACAAATAATATAATCCTAATCTCGGAGAACATTTGTTCAATTCTTTTGCTTGAATATATTCTGGATTCATAAATTTTGCCCGTTCTCCACTTTCTACATGTAGTGCCATATAACCACTAACGTTTTTCGAATCATGAAATATCGATAATTGGTGTTTTGATATATCTTCCCAATTGTTTATTTTTTTTTGTTTTGGAAACAAAATACGAGTATTTTGTAAAAAATCCCATTGTTCGTAAATACATTGGGGAATGTTAAGTGCTCTATGACTATTCGGAGTGATGTCATATACCGCAACCATATAAATCATTGAAGAAGTAATTGGATATAATATTGTATTTTCGGGATGTAATAATACAAATTGATAACAATAATGTTTTGGAAAATATTTCAATGATGTTATTTCTTGTAACGAATCTTCACTATTATAACCTAATGCTTCTTTAAACATAGTTAATAATGATTTGAGTGCCTTTGTATTCTTATTTTGAAGTTTTTGACTACCACTTATATGATTTTTGGAAGATATTTCCCACATCTTTCGACGCTTATCGTAAAATAAATGTACCATTGTTCCGTCAATATATTCATTTACATATATGTTGTCAAAACAATGGTGCTTTTCACAAAATGTGGTTGTGTCGGTTGTTTTTCCCGGACATATTGACAATAAATGATGTTGAGGATACGAAAAAATAACCGAGCGGCAATTCTTTATACTTTCATTTTCATCAAAACATATATAATTCGAATCATAATTCCATATTTCATGTTCATAACCGTCTATATTTTGTTTCTTACATTTTACTTTGGATGACACTATTAATGGTAATGTACATTCCGGATAAATAGACATTAATATTATTACTAAAATAATATTTATATTCTTTGCCTTTACATAAT